ATAGCGTTGCTTGGACTGGACCACATTACATAGCTGGATACTCAGCAGGTGGTACTAGAGAAGAAGGTCTCAACAGAGGCAGATCTGAGATGGTTATAAATAAATAATAATAGGACTTTTTATTATGTTCAATCATTTATCAATTGATATTGAATCTATCAAACGAACGAATACTCCTAATGGACGGAGATATGTAACACCAACAGGTGAACTTTATCCGTCTGTTACGACGATTCTTTCTCATAAAACGAAACCATTCATACAACAATGGAGGAAACGAGTGGGTGCAAAAACTGCAGATAAAATATCAAGGCAGGCATCTACACGAGGTACTTCAATTCATAAATTGTGTGAAAACGCATTAAACAATCTACCTGAAGAAACAGATAGGTTGAGTCTTTTAGATCAAGAAATGTACAAAGAATTTCGTCCTCTATTAAATGGTATTGATAATATACATGCACTAGAAGCAAAATTATATTCCGACCATTTACGACTTGCTGGTCAAGTGGATTGTATTGCAGAATACAATGGCAAATTATCTGTAATAGATTTTAAGACATCTAAGAAAAGAAAAACAAGATCACAATGCTATAATTACTTTATACAATGTTCAGCTTATGCTATTATGTTTGAGGAAAGAACAGGAATACCTGTTGACCAAACTGTAATTTTAATGGCACAAGAAGATGACGGTCCTGCTGTTTGGGTAGAAACAAGAGATGAATTTGTACCTAAACTTATTGAAGCAAGAGACGCATACGAAGAACATTTGAGTAATGTATAGTTTCCAAAAAAATTTTTTATCTGAAAAAGACACTGAAAAAATCATAAAATGGTTTGAAGAGAATTGTGAATATAGAGATGCTGAAATAAGTAACTATGCCAACTCTGCTGGTGGCGGAGTAGATTCTAAACAACGCTCAGGTAAAGTTATGTTTCTAACAGATAAGTATTTCCCTGGTCAAAAGAAAATTCGAAAAGCAGCAGAAAAATACGCAGACGAAAAAGGTATCAAAATAGATACTAATGACATAGATTGGCAATTTGCTAAATACACTACTGGAGACCATTTCCAAATGCATCGAGATATGTATCCTTCATATCAGTCCCATATTGTAGCTCCTATATGTAGGAAAATTTCTTTATCTGTACAGTTAAGTGATCCTGAAACATATGAAGGAGGAACATTTAGAATGGAAATAACTCCTAATACAGTTACTCACGGACCCTCAGAGATAGGTTCTCTTTTATTATTCCCTAGTTATTACAATCACAGTATATCAAAAATAACCTCAGGTACCCGTTATTCTTTAATAGGTTGGTACAAAGGACCCTTTTGGACATAAATTTCTGACAAACCGTCAGATTTTTATAAATAAAACGATGCAATACTGACATTGTATCTAGGAGTAAAGATGAAAAGAATCTTTAGTATTCTTCCATTCATTTTTATCGTAGGATGTGCTTCAGTAGCGACCGGTATAGACACAGCTAGAAATGTAGCAGCAACAACAATTTCAACAGCAACACAAGCTGGTGCAAATATGGTTGGAGCTGTGGCAAAAGATGTTTCTGATGTTGTTTCAACTACAGCGGAGGTTACAGCTGGTGTCGTTGATACTGTTGGTAAAGAAGTAAAAGATCAAGCTGCTGAACTTGAAGTTCCAGCACCTGATTTTCCTACTGGTAAATTGAAAAACGAAGGATAGTTTTTGACGGTTGGGACCACTATACGTGGTCCTAGCTGTCTTAGCGAGAATAAAAAGGGAGGCCGAAGCCTCCCTAAACTGTATTACTCCCAGTTTATCATTAACTAAGTTGACCATTGAACAAACAAAAACACTGCATAAAAAATACTTAGTGGAATTGCTGTCAATACAACTTGATTCAAAACGGTCAGCCCTTTGCGAAGGTCATTCATTAGAACATACCTCCTTGAAGATCTGATAATACTATTATTATTAAGGGCAAAAGTAACGGAGCGGACATAATCGCTACTAATTGAACCGCATCGCAGAAGAGACAAAATGTGTCATCTTCTCTTAGTCTCTCAATGTTGGTTTTCATGTGCTTCGCTACTTCGCCAAATGTAGCTGTGGTCATGAAACCTCTCCTATTTTTAATATTAATACTGCTTATGTAAAGATATTAATAATATTAATACCTTACATACCTATTTATAAAAAATATTTTTTTAATTACTTCTTTATGGTATAAATAATTCTACAATTAATGGAGAGCAAGAATGGCTAAAGGATTAGCATTATTGGTTGTACTATCATTCTTATCAGGTTGTGGAGCAAACATATCACTAACAGCTTCTGTACCAGAAGGAAAAGATCTAGACGTTACAATCAAAACTTCTGAAACACCGGGAAAGTAGTTAGCACCGGGAAACCACAAGTAGATTTCCCAACAGGTGCCTTACAATAAATGGTCCTATAGGTGCTTGATTTATGCCCCTACAGAAGTTAATATAAATACTATTATGAAAAAGAAACTTCCAAAGTCCAGGAATCCTGTCGCCAAATATGCTCGAAAGTATAATAAGGCTAAGGTCTTTCTGGATAGATCTAAATACAATCGTAAGAAGAAGATTGATATTGATCTAGAATAGTTTCTTAATAGTAAAGGGAGAATTTACATGACCATTAAATGGAAATTATTACCGATATTATTTTTTGGAATGTTAGGGTTTTCAAACCCTGTGGAAGCGGATGAACATGAAATCAGATGCTTAGCAGAAAATATATATTTTGAAGCTAGGAGTGAATCTACAGCAGGAAGGATTGCAGTAGCACTTGTGGTATTAAACAGAGTAGAGGATAGAAGATTTCCTGATTCTGTTTGTGGTGTTGTTAAACAGACAAAGTATTATCCAAGTGGCAGGATAGATCTACATTCTTGCCAATTCAGTTGGTATTGTGATGGAAAACCTGATACACCAACAGAAGCATGTTGGGACGAGATATACATGTTAGCAACATTAATGATGGGATGGCAATCAAGTGACTTTACAGAAGGTTCCTTGTGGTATCATTCTAAAAAGGTCCAACCTAAATGGGCCTCACATTATAAACAAACAGTTAGCATAGATAACCATATTTTTTATAAACCACTTGACTAAAGGTTTGAAAGAACCTATAATAGCACTATGTTAACAGATTTACCTAACATAATGATTACAGGCGGTTGTGGGTTTATAGGGTCACACCTAACCCACCGCCTTTTGGATCAAGGATTTTTTGTTCATGTTATTGATGACCAAAGGCAAGGTAAAAAGGTTTGGAATCATGACAATGTAGAATATCATACTTGTGATGTTGCAGACTTTAATCCTCATGATGCATATATAGAACCGCCACAAGCGATATTTCATTTAGCAAATACTCCTAGAGTAAGACGAGCTTTAGAATATCCAACAGAAACAATTAAAAACAATATAGGATCAACAGCAACAGTTGCTGATTGGGCTAGAACTTTTAATTGTAAATTATTTTTTGCTACTTCTTCTAGTACACAATACAAAGAAGCAGCATCAAATCCTTATACATTTAGCAAGGCAATGTGTGAACACATGTTGATGTTATATAGAGATCTATATGGTTTAGATTTTGTATTAATGTACTTTTACAATGTATATGGACCAGGAGAGGCAGACTATGGACCTTATAGTACTGTTATCAGAAAATTTAAAAAGGATTACTTACAAGGCAACCCTTTAACAATATATGGCAATGGAAAAAAGGAACGAGATTTTACCCATGTTAATGATGTAATACAAGGTTTATTACAATTAATGGTAGATCAAGAAGCTCCTTCTGTTGTACATTTTGGAAAAGGAAACCCTCAGTCTATTCAATCTATAGCAGACAATTTTGATTGTCCTACGATATATGAATTTGATAGACCAAGTGAAGCACAGACTACCCATTGTGAAAATCCTTATATAGAATGTCCTAATGATGTACATTCTTATTTACAACATTGGGTAAAGGAGAACAAGACAAATTATGGCCCCGAAGATCGTAGTGGACAACACAATAGAAATGACTGAAAAGAAAGTTAGTGACGTATTCCTTATTACAAAGGAGTTTCATACATCGACTGAGTTTTCACAGTATATAGAAAAAATGGCATACAATACAAGTTCGCCTTGTATGGATATGGTGGTTGATTATTGTATTAAAAAAGACATTGAAATAGAAAGTATGTCTAAATACTTAACAGCATCTTTAAAAGAAAAAATTAAAAATGAAGCATTGGATTTAAATTTGCTTAAAGAGAAGAGACAAACAGAAAAACTTTTATAGGAGATTGTTATGGGTATTATGAATATGGGTGGCTCATTGAGATATGACATGCACGGTAGGAAAAGAAAGAATTATAAAAAGAATAATCCTTCGAAAAGAATTAATACTACTAAGGCAGGAATTCCTGCAGTTACTAGACCCGTAACTAATGAAACATTAGAACAACATAAAGAACATTTAAGAAAATATCCTTCTATGCCTATGGGTAGTAGTTCATCAGGTAAAGGCACAAAGAACCACACCTGGGATATGGAAAAGAAAGAGATTAGTTCTGGTTATACAGTTGCACCGGCATATAACAAAGGTGCTTACCAAGTTATAGGTAAAAACAATATAAAAGATATTGGTAAGTAATGGACCCATTTGACGTTTATAAAATTTATTTAGCATTAAAACTTCACTTCACAACTGAATCATATGATATAACCAAACATAAGTTTGCAGCTAAAGGTAAAAAAGAAACTTTCCTAAAGCGTAAAGACTTAATGGTTTTGAGGAAATTAGCAAGAGACCATAGAAGGCAAGAAATAATAGATATACTTGTTGCTAACTTTGTAAGTGGAGATCGTTGGGGTGGTATGTTTGATGCTGAGGCATTAGAAACATATAAAGTCTGGAGAAACAATAAAGAGAAACGAGCTTACACATTTGAACAAGATTTACATGCCATTCAATTAAGAATGGATAAGGACAATATAGAAGATGCTACAGTCGATGACCAGCATCCTCTAATATTGAAGATGCTATTAGGAAAACAAATAGCACTTGAAACAGTCGTTATATTTAATAAGGCGATTAATTTTATTGATGATTATAGTGATGATCTTATACTAAAAGATACATGTTTATTGGTAAGGAAATACAGTCCTTTCGTAGTTAAAAATACCAAAACACTTATAGAAGAACACCTAGGTCTTATAAATAATATTGCAAGAACTAGAAATAGTTCTTATACAACAATATAACGTAAATACAACGCAATACAAGGAGAATATATATGTCGTTTAATACACTTTCAGACCTCAGAAAACAAAGAGGCAACTTCGATAACTTGATGAAGGAAGTCGAAAAAATCTCAAATCCCCAATCAAACTTTAAACAGGATGATGGTCGGGAATGGAAACCCACAGTAGACAAAGCAGGAAACGGTTATGCCGTTATCAGGTTTTTGCCTGCTCCTCAAGGAGAGGATATGCCATGGGTTAGAATTTGGAATCATGGATTCCAAGGACCTGGTGGCAAGTGGTACATTGAGAACTCTCTAACTACTTTAAACAAAGCAGATCCTGTTTCAGAATTAAACTCTGAACTATGGAACTCTGGTGTTGAAGCTAATAAGGAAATAGCTCGTAAGCAGAAGAGACGTCTTAATTATTATGCTAATATTATGGTTGTTGAAGATAAAGCAAATCCAGAAAATGAAGGACAAGTATTCCTTTATAAGTTTGGTAAAAAGATCTTTGACAAAATTAAAGATGTGATGCAACCACAATTTGAAGATGAACAACCAGTAAATCCTTTTGATTTCTGGGAAGGTGCAAACTTTAAATTGAAAATAAGGCAAGTTGAAGGCTTTAGAAATTATGATAAAAGTGAATTTGATAGCCCTTCAGCTATAGCAGAAGATGATGCTAGAATTGAAGAACTTTGGAAAACTCAACATTCTCTACAAGAGGAAGTTGCAGATAGTAAATTCAAGACCTACGAGGAATTGAAAACTAAACTGAATCTAGTTTTAGGAAGTTCAAGTAAAGTTCCTACAGCAGAGTCTATTTCCAGCACAACAGGAGATGCCGAGGACGACCATTTTATGGAAAAAGTGAAACAAGTCCAACCAGTATCAAATGTTGATACGTCAACAGATAGTGATGATGATACATTATCGTATTTTAAACAACTAGCTGAAGACTAGCTTAAAACATAAAGTTTTTGGAGGCCTCGTATGAGGCCTTCTTTTTACCTGATATAAATAATGTTATGGATGTTAATATAATTAATCTTTTTGAGTTTCCTATAT